GGTATCGAAACCATCAGCGCCAACGCGGATAGAAATACTCGCCGAACACGCGCGACCAGCGGTTGCCCGATCCTCGCGGCGTGGTGCTGCGCAGCCGAGTGGTGGGAATGCAGGTCTGTGCTGCCAGAAACGAAGTGCAAGCGCGCTCGGCAATATCGCTGGTCGTCAGTTGCTTGCCGATCGTAGGCGCTAGCAGCTTGGCGACATAATACGAGCCGCCTAGCACCTCGTCAGCCTTGAGACCGCTCTCATCCTCAGGATTGCCGTCGCCATATTCCGGAAAATTGTAGCTGCGTGCGTGGATGACGGCCATCTGGTCGTTCATCGCCCGCATGCCGATGACATATTCCTCGGGCGTCAGCTCATATTCCGCGTAGGATTGGCCGCAATAGCCATAGGCTCGCTGCACCATGTCCCGTTTGAGCGGGCCGCCAAAGACCGGAATGACCGTCACGGCTCGAACGCGATCAGATGGAGGTTGCCCGTGAAACCGCCAGTGTTCAGGGATAGGATCGTCAGCCCAAGCAGCGACGCAAGGCTTTGCTGATAACGAGTGATAACGAAGGTGCATTGGGTGTTCGTCGGAACGCCTTGGATCTGCACGTTGATCAGGTCCGTCACCCCGGCCGCCGTTTGCGCGATACCGTTGCAGATCGGAACCACTCCAGCGCCGAAAGCCGTGGGATAAGTCCACGTGTAGGTAGTGGAGTTCGTGACGGGAGCGATGGCCTTCCGCGCCTTGCTGGCGTGAGTGTGGTTCTCCATCGCGTAGCGGTTGATCGTGCCCTGCGCGCCTGTGTCAGTCACGCCGGGAGGGGCGGCCTGTGCCGGCTGGGGCGGGTCGTTCCAGATCGGCATCTTAGAACTGCCATGCGCAGATGGCTGGCGTCCCCGAAGCGGCAATGAGGTTGATGGCCTCGCTCGTTCCCGTCAACTCCAGCGTCGAGCCGGGCGCGATGCGGAGATTGCCCGCGCCCGCGACCGCCGCAGCGCCAACATTGACGAAGATGTTGATCGCAGCATCCTGGTTCTGGATCAGGACCTTCGAGCGTGTCGCACTGGCTGCAAAAAGCTGCTGCGAGGTCGTACTGCCAGCCGTTACCGCCGAAGCTGCCTTCGTAGTGGGTGGGGTGCGTGAGAACGTTGACACGACATCGCCACGCTGACGATCCCAATTCGTGCCGTTGAACACGAAACCAGCGATAGCAAGCTTGAGATTAGCTGACTGCGATGCTGGGTCGCCGACAAAGGTCAGGTTGTTGCTCGATGCATCGGAACCGACAATCAACTGGCTCCCGACGAGCGAGGCGCGCAGATTGCCATATTGATCGGTAAGGGCATTTTGGCGCTGGCCGAGCGCTCCTGTGGCCGGTGTTGCATAGAGACCCCCAATCTTGACGGGGTTGCCGGTGTCCGTCGCGCCAGAGGCAGCGTTGCCCTGCACCTGATTGGACGAAGCGCCAGAACCACTGGTAATGTTCAGCGGGTTCGCGGCAGAGCCGAGAGGCGACCCGGTCCCGGTGCCATCATCCAGCGTCATCGCCGGGATAACCCCGTAATTTGTCTGTGTGCCCGCACTATTCAGAATGCCGACAAGGGACCCGATGAGGCCGCGCGGTCCGGTGTGATATGTAAGCGGCATCAGCGGCCCCTAAAAAAGGAGAGCGGAGCCTAAACCCCGCTCTCGCCGTTACAGCGCAGTCAGATTGGTGGTGTCGTTCGTGTAGTCCGGGCCACCCGCCTGAGGCAGTTCCGCGCGGAGGTCCTTGATGCCGAGCCGCTTCATGAGCAGCTTGACGAACTCGGTGCGGTTCTTGCCGTTGCGCTCCAGGATGAGCAGGCCAGCGACCTTTTCCTCCGGAATGCCGTCCTTCGGATCGATCGCCTTCTTCAGGTTCTCGATCCCGTCATCGAGCAGATGCGCGAACATCTGAATCTCATCGGAACCGAAATACTTGGTCCCCACCGGCTCGGCATCGCTGGTCGTGCCAGTGTCCTGCATGATCTGGACCTTCGCAGAGTCCTTGGCGACTTCCTTCGCCGCATCGGTCTGCGCTGCCGCGAGATCCTTGGCGGAGAGATCGGTCGGGTCTTTCGTATCAGCCATCGTCTTCGTCCTTCAGAATGAGAGAGTGCCCCGCTCTGTTGGGCTCAGGTCTGGTTGAAGATCACCGCGCCAGCCATCTGGGGGTTCAGCAGCACGGTGCCGAAATCGATGTCCCAGCGGGCCTTGACGTTGAGGGTGTTGATGTCGCCCTGGCGCGTGTAGGTGATGCCGATGCCGAACTTCGGGGTCGTCGCGCGCGCCACCATCCAGCCATCGTCCGGATCGACCGTGAAGCTGCCCGGAATGAGCATCAGCGAGTTCTTGACGAAGAACGGGTTCAGCTCAGCCGTCACGGTATTCAGCCATGTCAGCGCAGCGCCATTTGCCGGGGTCGCGGTGACGTTCTGATATTCCTTGCCGGCAATCGTGCCGCCACCGTTCGAGATGATCGCCGGGGTGATCTGGATCACACCAGCGGACGGCTTGCCGACGACACGGAAGGTCTGAAGCTGGCCCGTGTCGGACTTCTCGATCATGTGGACCGAGTTGACGCCCGCGATCGTGAAGGCATCGCCGATCTTGATGTTCGCATAGGTCGTCGCGGTGACGGTGAGATTCTGGCGCCGATTGTCCTGGTTGATCTGCTCGCCATCCGCCTCGGTGTAATAGGCGCTCGGCTCGAAGAACTGGTTCGCACCATTGACCGTGGTCGCACCGCCCGTCGCCGGGGTGAGGCGGATCGGAGCATCGTCCGAATATGTCTCGAAATTGGCGATGCCCGGCGCAACGAGGCCAGTGCGATACGCGTCGTTCGAACGTGAGGTGGCCTCCGAACGACCCGCGAGGTTCGAAGCCATGCCGATGCCGGCGCGCACGCCGATCATGGCGACGCGGTTCTCAGCGGGAACGCCCTGTTCGGTCATCACGGCCATGGCAAGCGCCAGGTCATCGAAGCCGGTCGGCGCGACGGTGCGCTTCACGAACTGCGAACCCTCCAGGGCAACGCGGTTGCGCAGCGCGATGTTGATATCGGCCGCCAGCTTGATCTGCGCGGCCTCGCCATATTCCGCCAGCGCGGTCTTGTTGCGCAGGTTCTTCGCCGACAGCGTCTTCGGGCTCGACTTGTGGAAGCCGACCGTCGCGGGAACCGCGAGTTCGGTCAGGCCGTCGAAATTGGCAGTCTGGTCGAAGCCGTCATAGCTCGACCCGATCATGGGCGCCTCGATCCAGAACCGATCGCGCGTGTGGACCATCTGCTCGGGGGTCAGCGGCTCGTACTTACGGGCCAGCGTGCCGTAGGAAAGGCGATCCTCGAAACCTTCGACCATCGTGTCGAACATTACGAGTTCTTCTTTGGTGAATGCGGTAGCCATGTGGACCTCTGGAGAACTTGTGAGAGCCGTCGATCGGCTCGATCACACCGTTCTCTCCAGTCACAGGCGGAGGCCCTGGTTTGGTGCAACCGCGAGTATTACATCACGCGACTCGCGGTTGCAAGGCCTGTCAAGCGGCTTCTGGGACCTTCGGCGGACGCCCCGGCCCGCGACGCTCAGTCTCGGGCTTGTCCGCCGCAGTCTGAGCAGCGAGCTGCGCGCGAAGGGCCGCGATCTCTTCGTCCTTCGCGGAGACCTGCTTCGCGAGGCCATCGACCTGGCCATGGGCTGCGCGCGGCGACACATCCCAGCCCTCAAGGGCCAGCGCCTCCGCCTCATCTGGCGAATTGACGATCATGGTGTCGCAGAGCAGGCCACCATAATTGTTCTGCACGAGATAGGTTTCGCCGCACTTGGTGCTCGCATCGGTCTGGATATGCCGATCCTCGATGTCCGTCTTGCGATAGAGCATCTTGGGGTATTCGGCACCCAGCCCCTCGCGGTCAGCGGGAATGCCGGCCATACGCATCTGCGCGACTTCTGCGGGGGTGTATTCACGATCAGCCATGGTCTAGCTCCTTATGCCGCCTTGCGCTGCTTCAGCGAGGCCTTGTAGGCGATCAGCTTGGAGCGATCTCCAGTGCGACCGGCTTCCTTCTCCAGCTTGTCCAGCGTTTTGTCGGTGTTGCCCGTGATGGGCACTGATCCGCGCTGGATGCTGTTCGTTTCCGGCTCGGGCGGCTTCTTGCGGGTCACAGTCACCTTCTTCTCCATGTCTCGGATCATGAGGATCTGACGCAGCGGATCGGGCTCAGCAGCAATCTTCGCCAGCGCTGCGGGGTGCTTGCCGAGCGCGTAGACCACCTTGGCGGGATCATCCATGTACTGGACGATCGCGCTTTGGACCTGCTCGGGCAGATCACTGATCACCCGCGCTTCCACCGTCTCAAAGTCAGGCACGCCGAGAGCAGCGGCTTTCGCCTTGTAGGCGCCATGAGCCTTCTCGAACACGCGGTTGCGCTGCTGCGCCTGCTCGGCATGCTCGCGCTCCTGTGCGTCGGCCCGAGACTTGGCGGTGTTCCATGCGAGAAGATCGCGCTCGAAGCGATCCGGATCCCAATCGCAGCCTTCCAGTGTGGGCTTGGCGCCGACCTCGATCTTGGCGGGCGCCGTCACCTTGGCGCGCAGATCCTTGATCTCGGCGTTGCGGCGCTCGATCTCGGCGCGCAGGTGCTTGGTGATCGGCGTGTCGTCACCGACCTCTTCGCCCTCTATCTCGATGTGGAGGGCTTCATCTTCGGCAGTGGGCGCCTCGGCCCCGACCTGATCCTCGCCTTCCACTTCCATGTCAGGCGTGAGATCAAGCGTGTCGTCTTCTTCGCCATCGATATTCATGCCTCATCTCCGCTCGGCTCATAGGCTGTCACAAGATTTTCCTGAAAAGCTTCCTGCAGGCAGTTCTGCACAATGCACTGGATCAGATAGGCATCGGCCTCATCACCGAAGGGGCGATCATTGTTAAGTTCGCGATGCATCTCTTGAATCACATGCATCGCCTCATGCGCGACGAGAGCTGCGTATTGCGAATGAGACCTCTTCCCACACGACGGCATCGTAATGATGCAGCAGGTCTTTCCATATTCGCTGGTGAGATAATGAGTTGCTGCATCCGCACGCGCACGTGCGGCAAAGGGCACATCCCGCTTGATACCCAAGCGCTTTAGTTCTTTTCGGAAGGCCTTGGGGCTCGTCGTGAAACCGACATAGACTGGCCATTGTCCCATATGGAAATATGTGATGGTGGGCTCGCTCACGCCCCACCCCCTGCCGGCTGGCTCTCAACATGATCCTGTTGACGCTCAGCCAGGTCCTGCTGCCGGCGCTGCATCTCGCGATCGTGCGCCTCCTGCTGAAGCTGCGCGCCGGTCTTGATCGACTGGTGATGCAGGTCGTGGCCGATCTTCTCGGCCTGCGCTGCCTTCAGCCTAGCGCCGGCCAGCTTATCCACGATATCGACCGGATCGCTCGCGGGTGGCGTGGTGAGGCCGGTCGGGGCGGCAGGTGCCTTCTCCAGAGTATCCGCTTGGGCATCCTTCAGGCGAGCATCGGCCTGCTTCTGCTGAGCGCTAGCCGCATTCAACGCGGCCTTGCTCGCGCTTTCCTGCACGGCTGTCTGTAGTGCGATCTGTTGCGGATCAGGTTGGCCCTGTTTCTCCGCCTGCGCCGCCTCAATCTGCTTCTGCTCCTCAGGCGTGGGCTTGGTGGCGCCAATCGCGATGGAACGCTGGCGATAGAAAGCGATCAGGTCATCGATACCCTCGCCGTCCATATTCTCGGCAGCGGTGTACGCAGCCGCCAAGGCATCCTGAGGTGACTGAGCCTGCATGAACACCTGAGCAAGCTCCAGGCCCTGCTTCATGGCCTTCTGGCGCTTGGTCGCCGTGCTTTCCTGCACCGATGCCTCGACATTGTATTTGCCGCGCGTCAGGTCGTTGCGCATCTTGAAGGCGCCGTCAGGCTCGCGGGACAGTTCCATCAGCGTGGCCTGACCCATATTGCCATCGATCGTGCGCGTGTCGAGCTTGCGGCCAGGCTCGTAATAGATTTCCCGGGCCATGCCGCGGTAGATCTCGCCACAGCGGGCCATGCTGATCGCGAAGTTATCCAGATCGATCGCCGAGCGCTCATCGACCCGGTTCGCGGCCATCTCCATGGCATCGGCGGAGACATTGGCCTGCACCTGATCGGCCGTATCGTCGTCATCGGACAGGATCTGCAAGCCAAACTGGAGCAACGCAGCCGTGGTCGGCGGCATCTGAGGCGGATCGATATTGCCGATCGGCCCCATGCTGGCGAAAGTCCCATCAGGATTGCGCAGCGGGATCAGATAACGGAATGGGTGGCGTTGGATGTTCCCGTTCGCCCACTGCTCGGCAATGTTCGCATCCATCTGCTCAGGCGCGACGATAGGAACGCTGAACGGAGCAATGCTGTCCACCTCAGCCAGCTTGGCTACGCCTGTGTTGAACATGCGCTGGCCATCCATCTTCTTCTGAACACCACCGCGCCACCACGGAACGTTGTTCAGCCAGTCGAAGCGCGCGTAATAGGGCACGATCGGGATGCAATCGCCCGCGATATAGCCACAATCCTTC